ACCACGCAAGGCGCTCCTCATAATCCATAATGGGTCCAACATACCCCTGGATTCCAGCAGCCCGTGCAACTTCCTCAAGTTGCGCTTTGCGTAGCGTATAAACTTCCCGTCCAAATTCAAAATATTTCAGAGCCACATTCTGAATTGCTTCAGCACTCGATTGCTCCATAGTCAAAATGCTAGATTTTAAATGAGTGTGTAGCATTTTGGCAATGGAATCTTCTTCTACTGGCGAACGGAACAAACCCAATTCATCATCCCATACAGCATAGTGTTTGAGAAATGAAGCACTTTGAAGCGGAATGAAAGGTACAGATTTCGCCTCCTTATCAGCCATAGTGTACGTAATACTCACTTTAGCCAACTGTTCTGCAATGGCGGTGTGATTAAAATCATCATATCCTTTGGCAACAGTCATAATATTGTCATCGCCATAAGTCATAGCAGAAACTTTGGTTGCAAACAGGGGAGTTCTGAACCATCTTTTCTCCTTGGCAATTGCGTACCAGCAATAACGCAAGTATAGGGAATTGACAAAACTATTGATTACAACAGTCAAAGGGTGCCCAGAAGGATTTGAACCTGTAAATTGTACTAAAGTTCCAAAGTAATCATATGTGGGATAACTAATTTCAGTAGCAATACCGCGCATAATAATAAGATCATCTGCTTCATAATTCCCACTCTTTTCTGCTAACTTAATTAACATTTTAAAAGCAGCGAGCATAAATTGAGGACTCATACGGCCATCAAACTTGGCATAATCGCCAGCGATTCCGCGTTCCCATCCATGCTTCCCAATGTGTCTAAAAAGATCTGTCCATTCCGGAGATTGAACAATTGTACCCACAGCGCATTCAGTAGCAATTTTGTTCCGCTGTACCAAGGCAGCGAGAGAAAGAAAATATTTCCGCACTAACATAACAAATGGCATATTAGCAGCTGCAAATACACGAACTTTGGTCTTAGTCAACTTAGTAGGCTCATCCTTCAATGACGCCTTAAAAGGGGCATTAATTTGCTTTCCAGTTCTCAATTGAGCTTCCATTTTAGCAATCTCATCAAGAATCATAGGGTCAACATCACGAGGACAACTAATTCCATCTACCACGCGGTTAGATTTCTCAACAAATTGCGTCTTTGGTCCTTTCCTAGGAAATCCAACTGAAGTGGAAAAATTCATAGCATTAATACCAAGAACTCCATCCAATCCAGCTAGGTTCACATCATCACTGATCTTTCCCACTTTGGCCAGCTCCTTTTGAGGGATTTTCGCAAGATTAGTTTCGTAATCAATCACTGCTTTAGTCAGCAGCGTCGAGTCAAACTCAGTGGCTGTATCCACTTTTCCTGCAATATCCAACTCTTTATGAGCTCTCGATGCCATTTCCTTAGGGGGGCCATGTTTTTTCTCAATCTGCATGATATTTTTTACACTCTCTGAAATCAATGAGGTCACGACTGAGCTCGTGGGAGTTGAGCCAGTCTTACCATTGTGTCCACCATGAATACGAATCCTAGAAGTCAACGCTAAATCGTTAGTAACACACTTGTCATGAGGCTGTGTGAGCGGTCCAAATTCACACTCCATAGAGCTAGTGTGCATCGGGACAGCAGAGTGTGATTCTAAAACACAAGGTTGAGCACCCAAGCGTTCAATAGTTTCAAGCAATAACTTCCGGGTTACCACACCAGCAGCGCCATGGTTCCCCTTACCAGCCAAATGATGGCCGGCAATAAATGGAATTCCTTGCGCATCCCCAATAAGGGTTGCCATACACAATCCACCAAAAGTTTCCTCAGGGAAAGTGTATTTATAACCTTGAAACATTCCTCCACGTGTAGTGATAATACGTGAACGCATTGCCGTCATGCTAGGAAATTTAATTATTGTTCCATCATCATTATAAATGGCAGAAACAGTAACTTTCTTCCCCTCATCAATATCTTTGGGGTAATAATCAATGATATCCTTGTGCAAACCTGCCCCAGGACAATACCATATCGCAAAATCAGTTCCAGGGACACGCGTAGCAACTACACTATCTAACGGCATGCCCTTAAAAGTATGACCGCCAACTTTAGTCAAAGTGACAAATTCAGTTTCCTTCCTGACAACGTGGTGTGGCAAAAGTAACATATTACTTCTCAAAGGTATAACATTGCAAAACTCGCCATCCGACTTTTCCATAACCATCAATTTTTTGCTTATCAAACGAGTCAAATCATCTTTGGAAATGGTACGCGATTTCTCACTCACGCCAGCATCTCCAAAAAGATATTGGCGCTCACGAGCATGTGCATCCCAAAACTCTGTCACTTTTTGCCAAGGTTTGGCGTCTGGCTCCAAAGTAATTGGTTTAGCAGCTTGTGCGATAGGTAGTTGTTTCCATTTTTTCACCAGCAAGACTAATATTTTCCACACTCCAACAGTCATTAAAAAATACACAATTTTCATCCTTGAATTCCAACTCATATTGCGAATATATTGAGAAGGCAAAGGAATATTTGTAAATCTATTGATGACAGAGCGACGTAACACATAGAGACGAATTGAAACATATAACAAATAAACTGTCGTAAACAATAGTAACATCCACGATCCATAAACATGCTCTGTGGTATCATACATAAGAGTGACAGCAACACAAATTAGGTAATAACCAATACTGTTTACAATAATAGCTTTCAATTGTTCCCTCATCATATAAGCTATGATTGCCGATCCAAAAGGTGAAACAATAAGGGCACATAGAAAGGCATTGAGACAACCAACAACGCGAATTTCTAACGCTGAAAGATAACTAACAACATCGTCGAAATATGGAATGCACGACTGTGACTCCAAAGGCAAGCATTCAGTACACAAACCAACAGGCAATTTACAATTACACAAAGGAATATGACCAAGTTTTCGCCTTTTCTCAACGAATGCCTTCTGAAAGGTAAAATGAACTTCAGAATCGGCTTTCAAGAAACGTAAAAGAGTAGTAACATCAACATCAACGAGTTCCTTCCCTTCAAAAACACGCGGAATAAAAGTGACGTGTTTAGTCTTTCCTGAAGCAAACTTGTTGCCAGTTTTATCTTCTCTATAACGGGGCTCCTCAATTGTATATGTGGCAAAATCCTGAAATTGACCAGGTAATTGGCCAACTTTGACAGTATCGATCATAGTAGTACCCGGTTTACGAAACTCAGGTTTCACTGTCTGAGTAATAGTACTTTCAAAACGACGGTTGATGGACAACGGTTCGTTGGACAACTGGTTGGACATTAAGTCTTTAACATTCGTTGTTGCAGTAACGACCATTGGTTCAATCATAACCTTACCTTTCATATCAGCATTAGCATTTAATGCAGCCATTGGGGTATTGTTCAGAAACATAATAACGGGCAAAACGGGATTCCCTTCTGTACGCTCCAAATTGGAATTGCAAATATCATCAAAAACCACACCTTTGTGAAAAGATGCGAATTCAGATTGATATCTGTCCTCCATATTAAGAGTGATACGAGCACGGGGACTATAATCGAAATCATTGACCTGAAGAACATAACCTGTCATAGCTTCCGCTTGACCAGATTTTCCAACTCCTGAATCTCCAGTAAACAACATTCCATAAGGTTTAATGCGGATACATTCCTTCTTGGAAAGTGTACGAGAAGTTTCGATATCACGAAGAACGGACAATCTAGATGAAAAATAAGCTCGTTCACCAGCTTTACAAGTGTTCAATATGGATAATGTCTGTCCAATACACTCGCTAACTCGACGATCATATGTTTCATCATCAACTTCAGCTTTTTGTCCAAGGTCAACTCGAGTTTTTTGAGATTTGATAAAAGTGTATTCATCATCATAAGCATTTTTTGCTTCAGTTTGGAAGAACAAATCAATGTTCCCCGCTGTGTATGCAGTATATGCTTTTTCAAGAACTAACTTACCAAAGACAACACTTTTCTCAATCAACTGTAATGCGGTTACTCGATGACTCAAAGGATCTGTTACGATAAGAGAAATACCTTTTACGGCAATATCGAATTTTTTCACATAACCTAAAGTAACCAACATACGTAAAATATGATGAAGTTCAAGGAATACTTCACTCTCCCTAATTAATACCCAATATTTGGCAAAATCGGGCACTGAAATCTCAGGGAGATTCAAGTGAAAATCGGACATAAGTTGACGAAAAGTAGACCAGTGCTCTTTGAAATTAGAAATGGTCCAATCAGAAAGATCCAATGTGAAACCGATATTCTTATATTTTGGGATTCCAGATTGGGATACCAAAGCATGATTATTTTCTCGAATGCACTGTCTATCTTCTGTTTCTTTGATACGAGCTTCTCTCTCGCGTCGAGCTCGGTCCTTGCGGACCGCAGCTTTTCTAGCGTTTCTTCTTCGGGTTTCATATTTACTCTTTCCATAACCACTTTGGCTGTCTGAAAGCAGCAAGTGGATAAACTTAATGTAAAGACGTCCGAAATTGATGAAAAAGAAAAATTGATAAACTGATCCCCATGAATATTTCCACCAACGTGTAAGAAGCAACAATAAAAAGATACTCTTACCATTATACCTAGGCACAATATACCTCCCAGTATAGGTAATATATATGCCCAAAACAAAGAAACACAAAGCGGCAAAAATTGCCAAAGGAGCTTCCCAAGAAAACTGCATGATGCCGGGATACTGATCGCACCCAGCTTCTTCAGTGTAATAATGATAGGCAAACTCAAACTCAACACCATTGCTGGCGGAGAACTCCTGGTCGTTTAAATTTGATTCCTCGAAATTAAAAGAATTCATAATTTTAGTGGAGTTTAGGGACTAACCTCTACGGGCTAAACAAAACCAAGGTGATTTCATCTCAGTCAAATCAAAACAATAACTATTGATAACCTCAAAATGCATATAGGGACACGGAAAATTTAGGTGACCAGACCTCCTCACTCAGGTTGTCATGAGGTAAACGTGTATATATACATTTATATTGTTCGCTTATAGCAAGTACATGTACGTTTGTCAAATCGAGTTCAATGGGCCAATTCTTCCTGTAAGTCTGTTAGATCTACAATCTCTCTTCTACCCTGCTGCGGGTGGAGATTGGTTAAAGCGAAATCAGTAAATACAGGTGGGATTCCATTGGAAACGAAGCCTTGCAAGCTTTAATTACCAGTCATTAAATGTCAAATCATGAAATTCAAAAACCTATGCAGCGAAATTGAAACACAGCTCGTCCTTACTGGCTGCTACAATTTACTACAGAAACTAAAGGGTTGATTTTATGCGCAGAGTTGACTCTCTGGGGTGACGGCATGAAACGGACGAAATAGTAGCCACAACTACTTCATTCATACGGTCATCACTTAGGAATTGGTTAATTTCCGGAGTGGTGACTAAATATCATATTAATATACATTCTTATAATCCACAGATTAAACTTATGCTTATTCTATGGGTCTCTTATAACAAGTACAGCAAATGCGATTAGGGGTTCTACCCCTATTCAACACGTCTATAATTGCGTAATAATAAGAGCAGAACAAGATCTGCAATGAATATGTATGATTGCCGGGTGTCGCGGT